TGGCCCTGAGGGTGGCCCAGTGCAGCAGATCGACGAAACCGCCAAGGCTGCACGCCTGGCACAGCTGATGGCCATCGCCCAGCAGCGCAAAGACTTTGAGGACCTCGCATGATCGCCTACCTTTTGGAACTCCTGCCCGTGATCGTCGTGTGCGTGCTGCTGGGCATGTGGATCGCGCACATCCTGCGCATGTGGTCGAACTGCTTCAAGCGCGACGAATGACGCCGAGCCAAGCGCGCGACCTCGAGCGCTACCTGACACCGGCCGAGCGCGAGGAGCTCAACGCCCTGATCGCAGCCGACTTGGCCGAGCACCGCTGGCGTCCGCTGCCTGGCCCACAGACCATGGCCTACAACTCCCAGGCCGACGTGATCGGCTTCGGTGGCGCTGCCGGTGGTGGCAAGACGGACTTGGCCATCGGGATGGCCACGAGCCAGCACCACCGCACGCAGATGTTTCGCCGTGAGGGTCCGCAGCTCAAGGGCATCATCGACCGCCTGGCCGAGATCCTGGGCAGTCGCCAAGACATCAACGGCAACCCGCCCGTGTACCGCGACGACGACGATCGGCAGATCGAGTTCAACTCCATGCCCAACCTGGGCGACGAGACCAAGTACCAGGGGCGACCCAAGGACTTCTTGGTCATCGACGAGGCAGCCAACTTCCTCGAGCAGCAGGTGCGCTTCGTCAAGGGCTGGGTGCGTACCACCAGGCCTGGCCAGCGCACGCGCACGCTGCTGACCTTCAACCCACCGACCAACGCCGAGGGCAGGTGGGTGATCGACTTCTTCGCGCCCTGGCTGGACAAGAAGCACCACCTGTACCCGAGTGCACCGGGCGCGCTGCGCTACGTGTACGTCGACCCGGTGACAGGCGAGGACGTGTGGGTCGCGGACAACGACCCGCGCATGTTCGTGCTGCGTGGCCACGACCGCGTGTATGACTTCGACCCACTGGCCTACCGGCCCGAGGAGATCATCCGCCCCGAGTCGCGCACGTTCATCCCATCGCGCATCACCGACAACCCGTTCCTGGTCTCGACCGGCTACATGTCGCAGTTGCAGGCGCTGCCCGAGCCACTGCGCAGCCAGATGCTGCTTGGTGACTTCCACGCGGGCATGGCCGACGACCCATGGCAGGTGATCCCCACCCGCTGGGTCGAGATCGCACAGGACCGCTGGAAGGAGCGCGCACGCAAGGGCGAGCTCATGTCGCTGGGTGTGGACGTGGCCCGAGGCGGGCAGGACAACACGGTCATCTCCAAGCGCTACAAGACCGAGGACACCGAGCTTTGGTTCGACCGCCTGCAAATGCACCCAGGCAAGGAGACGCCAAGCGGGCGCGCCGTTGCAGGCCTGGTGATCGCCGAGCACCGAGACCACGCGCCCATCCACCTGGACGTGATCGGCGTGGGGGCGAGCCCCTACGACGTGCTCAACGAAGCCAGCCAGCCGGTCTACGGCGTCAATGTGAGCGAGAGAGCCACCCGCATGGACAAGTCGGGCCGCCTGTCGTTCATGAACCTGCGCAGCCAGCTGTGGTGGGTGATGCGCGAGGACCTGGACCCCGAGGCCGAGAACGGCATCTGCCTGCCACCCGACGCAGAGCTGCTCAAGGAGCTGTGCGCCCCACGCTGGGAGCTGTCGGGCATGACCATCAAGGTCGAGTCGCGAGAGGACATCGTCAAGCGCGTGGGCCGATCGCCTGACCGTGCGAGCGCTTTGGTGCTGGCCAACATGGAGACGCCCAAGGTGCACCAGCTGCGCTACCTGGACCGAGAGACCGCAGGCAACAGCGCACTGGACTGGGACCCCTACAAGTGACTGGGGTGTCCGTGTTGCAAAGGGCGCGCAGCACAATGCCTGCAACTCTCAGGAGATCCCCATGTGCATGCCCAAAGCCCCAGCCGTTCCACCACCACCACCTCCACCCCAAGAGGTGAAGCAGCCCGAGACCCAAGCCCTGAAGGACTCGGCGCGTCGTAACCGCAGCGCCGGCGCTATGACAGGCGGCTCGCTGCTGACTGGCCCCAGTGGCATCGCCACCAGCGCCATGTCCACAGGCAAAACGAGTCTGCTCGGTCAGTGATGGACGGCCAGCCGATCAATCGACGACAGCGCATTCTGTCGCGCAAAGCTGCGCTGTGGAATGAGCGCTCGAGCTGGATCACGCACTGGCGTGAGATCAGCGACTACCAGCAGCCCCGCGCCGGGCGCTTTGTCGTTACCGATCGCAACCGTGGCGACAAGCGCGCCAACCACATCCTGGACAACACCGCCGTGTTCGGCGCTCGCACGCTGGCCGCCGGTCTAATGTCAGGCGTCACGAGCCCTGCACGCCCTTGGTTCCGTCTCGAGATCCGCGACAAGGACCTGATGGAGTCGGGCCCCGTCAAGGCCTGGCTGCACGACGCTGCCGCGCTGCTGCGCGCCATCTTCGCCAGCTCCAACACCTACCGAGGCCTGCACACGCTGTACGAGGAGCTGGGCCTGTTCGGCACGGCCTCCACGATCGTGCTGCCTGACTTCGACAACGTCATCCACCAGTACCCGATGACCATCGGCGAGTACGCCCTGGCCACCAACGCCAAGGGCGACGTGGACACGCTGTGCCGCGAGTTCCAGATGACGGTCGATCAAATGATCGGCCAGTTTGGCAAAGACAACTGCAGCCAGACCGTGCGCGACCTGTACAACCGGGGCAACTACGACGCCTGGGTGGACGTGGTGCACATCGTCGAGCCACGCCGAGAGCGCGACTACAGCAAGCGCGACGGCAAGAACATGCGTTTTTCCTCGTGCTACATCGAGCCGGGCAAGGACAACAGCGACAAGTTCCTGAGCGAGTCAGGCTTCAACCGTTTCCCTGCGCTCACTCCCCGCTGGGTGGTGACAGGCAACGACGTGTACGGCACCAGCCCTGGCATGGAGTGCCTGGGCGACGTCAAACAGCTGCAGCACCAACAACTGCGCAAGGGCCAGGCGATTGACTACCAAGTCAACCCACCCCTGCAAGTGCCCACCAAGTACAAGGAAGCGGCCAAGGCTCGCCTGCCTGGCGGCGTGTTCTACGTCGACAGCATGGGCCAGCAAGGTGGTGTGCGCTCCGCGTTCGACGTCAACCTGAACCTGCAGCATCTGATGCTGGACATCCAGGACGTGCGCGAGCGCATCCGCTCTGCGTATTACGCCGACCTGTTTATGATGCTGGCCAACGACAACCGCTCTGGCATCACCGCCACCGAGGTCGCCGAGCGCCACGAAGAGAAGCTGCTCATGCTCGGCCCCGTGCTCGAGCGCTTGCACAACGAGCTCTTGAGCCCGCTGATCGACATCACGTTCGATTACGCAGCGCGTGCAGGCATCCTGCCCGAAGCTCCGCCCGAGCTCGAGGGCGTGGACCTGAACGTCGAGTTCATCTCCGTGCTGGCCCAGGCACAGCGCGCAGTGGCCACCCAAGGCATGGACCGACTGCTGGGCACTGTCAGCCAGATGGCTGCCGTGCGCCCTGACGTCTTGGACAAGCTCGACTTCGACCAGATCGTCGACGACTACGGCAACGCCTACGGGGTCAACCCCAAGGTCATCCTGCCCGACGACCAAGTCGCAGCCCTGCGCCAGCAACGCGCTGCCGCCATGCAAGCGCAGCAGGCTGCCGCCACCGCACCGCAGGTGGTCGAGTCCGCCAAGACCGCAAGCGAGATCGACACCGGCCAACTGCAAGACGTGCTCACCTCGTTGCAGGGCTACAGCAACGTAAGCCCAGCGCCGATGTGATCGTGTCCGTGAGCTAAATCGCGAGCACTACTATCGCGGCGTGGCAACTACCAACGACCCAACAGATCTGCGACGTCAAGAACGCGAGGCCGAAAGCGAAGAGCTGGTGGCGCGCGAGCTCAGACGCAAGGAACTGGAAGATCTGCGGTGGTTGCTCGGTCACCCCCAAGGGCGGCGCATCTCGATGCGACTGCTGGAAGAGGCGGGCGTGTATCGCAGTTCCTTCAACCATAGCGGCAGCGTTATGGCGTTCAACGAAGGCAAGCGACACATCGGTCTGTTTCTCACGGCTGAGTTTCTCGAGGCCTCGCCTGACGGGTTTATGAAAGTGCTCAAAGAGTACGGAAAGACCAAAGATGACTGATACGACTGCGGCGACCAGCACACCTTCCACCGACGCTGGGGATCCGACAACGACTGATACCACTGCTGTGACCACCACGAGCACCGCTGACGCGACGGCAACGTCGACCGATGCAGGCACGCCAGACACGAAAACCACCGAGCCGGTGGTGCCCGAGTCTTACGACCTGAAGATGCCCGAGGGTGTTCAGCTCGACTCGGCAGCTGCCGAGGAGTTCACCACGATCGCCAAGGAGCTCAAGCTCGACCAGGCCGCGGCGCAAAAGCTGGCTGACATCGGGGCCAAGATGGCCACACGTCAGGCAGAAGCGCACGCCCAGCTCGTCGAGACTTGGACAGAGCAAGTCAAAACCGACAAAGAGATCGGCGGCGACAAACTCGATGAAAACCTTGGCGTGGCACGCAAAGCGATCGACACCTTCGGCTCCCCTGAGTTGAAGGCGCTGCTCAACAGCACAGGGCTGGGCAACCATCCCGAGTTCGTGAAGCTCGCGTTCAAGGTCGGCAAGGCCATCAGTGAAGACCGTTTCGTGACCGGAAGCCCCAAAGGCCCCGAGACCGATATGGCCAAGAAAATGTTCCCCTCCATGAATTGAAAGGTAAATCACCATGTCTACACTCGCAGCAAACAACCCGACGCTCCTCGACGTCGCCAAGCGTCTCGATCCCGATGGCAAGATCGCCTCGATCGTCGAGATCATGTCCGCAACCAACGAAGTGCTGACCGACCTGTCCATGGTCGAAGGCAACCTGCCCACCGGTCACAAGACCACCGTGCGCACCGGTTTGCCCACTCCCACCTGGCGCAAGCTGTACGGTGGCGTGCAGCCCGGCAAGTCGACCACCGCGCAGGTGACCGACTCGTGCGGTATGTTGGAAGCCTACGCTGAAGTCGACAAGGCTCTGGCAGACCTGAACGGCAACACCGCCGCCTTCCGCCTGAGCGAAGACGCTGCCCACATCGAAGGCATCAGCCAAGAGCTGGCCTCGACGCTGTTCTACGGCAACGAAGGCTCTGAGCCTGAAGCCTTCACTGGCCTGGCCCCGCGCTTCAACTCGCTGTCTGCACAGAACGCCGACAACATCATCAACGCTGGCGGCTCTGGCTCCGACAACACATCCATCTGGCTGTGCGTCTGGGGTCCACAGACTGGCTTCGGCATCTATCCCAAGGGCAGCCGCGGCGGCCTGCAGATGGAAGACAAAGGCCAGGTCACCATCGAGAACGTCGATGGCAATGGCGGCCGCATGGAAGGCTACCGCACTCACTACCGTCAGGACATGGGTCTCGCGATCCGCGACTGGCGCTACTTCGTGCGCATCCCCAACATCGACGTCAGCGATCTGAACACGATCAGCAACACGAAGAACTTGATCAACTGGATGGTGATGGCTTCCGAGCGCATCCCTTCGTTTGGCCAGGGCCGTGCCTGCTTCTACGTGAACCGCACCATCCGCGAGAAGTTGCGCTTGGGCATCTTGGAACGCGTCAGCTCGAACCTGTCCTGGGAAACCGTGGCTGGCAAGCGCGTGATGACGTTCGACGACATCCCCGTGCGCCGCACTGACGCCCTCGTGAACAACGAAGCCGTCGTCTCCTGATCGCAGAACCCTGAAAGGATAGAACCATGATTCTCGACAAACGCTCCGAATTTGCTGATGCCACGGCACTCAGCACCGCCGCCACCGGCCTCGCCCTGGTGGGTGACGTGATCGACCTGGGCACCGATGGCATCAACGAAGTTGACCACATCGAGCTGTACATCGGT